TGGCGGTAGAAATGCTACTTCTGTAAATACTTCAATAGATACGTATGAAATAGATGTAGGCTACCCAGGTGATAACTTCGTTACAAATTTTTCCACGACTTCAGATGAACAGTGGACTATATTATATGATGAAGCTACACAAATTCAACAGGAACAGTATATTTATAGATTAGATAATAACGGTAATATGACAACAACATATTCACCTGCTATTACAAGAAATAGTAACTTAAAACAAACTACTGCAGCTGAGGAGTCTTGGTGGAATAAAGTAACAGCATTTCCAATAACAGCAACATTAACATTCAAAGGATTAGCGAGACCATCAATATTAATGTCCAGAGTAAGATTAAATGTATTATTCTTTGGCCGAGAGCATATAACGAGTGGTTTATATGTTATAACGAAACAAGAAGATACAATAAATAGTAGTGGGTATTCAACAACATTAACATTACTTAGAACTTCAGCATAATAGGATTATATATAAATGATAACAAAAGCAATAATAGAACAAATAATAAATCAGTATGAAGTTAGAGTAAGAATACCTGTTTATAATAAATCTGCTGATGCAGTAAATTGTACCCCCACTGACCAACTGTACATTGCTTCAACATGTATACCCGCAGGTCAATCTTATAACTATAATGTTGGAGATGTGGTATATGTAGGTTTTGAAGATAATGACGTCTCTAAGCCTGTAATACTTGGTTTTCTATATAATAGTAATGATTTAAGTTCAACAAGTGATTATCAAATAAGAAATTTATATGTTGATTCGGAAGCAGTACTTCCTAAGTATACAAATATAGGAAGTATAACTGGGTCTGAGATAAATACATTAAGTGGTCAAACCAGAAATATATCAGGTCAATTTGAAACCAGTATTTCAATAGATAATAATTATGTTGCTGCAAACATCGTTGAATCTCATCTTGCCACTTATGATTCAGAATCTCAAACTGAAGATGATTGGAATTATCATATATATGATGATGATTCTGTTATTATGTGGAGAATATGGAGACTTAATCCTATACCTGAAATATCAACTCCTATATTAGGTGGATATACCAGTGAAATCACTGGAGATGATAGTAGATTTAAGATAGAGCTTCCCTTATTATTGAAACCTGGTACAGTAGTAGCAGGACATGTTAGTAGAGGGTGTTGGTTATCAAATACTTGGGTTTCAACAGAACAAAATGCTACTAAATCTACTCTTAATTATTCAATAGCAAGTAGTAAGATTGTGCAATCCGCTAATGATAATATAGATATCAGAATGATACTTATAGGAAAATTAGCCTAAAATAAATAAAAGGAATTGTATATAATAAATGTATTCAATAGCTTTTCCAAATTTCTTAAATAGTGCAAATACACAATTAGTTTCAGATAAAGAAGCAACATTATCCAATTTGAAATTATTATTAGCATCTTGGAAGACAAGTTTATTTGGCGACCCTTATTTTGGCACTAACTTGAAGAAATTTTTATATGAACAAAATGACAGTATTCTTGCTGATTTAGTTATAGATGAATTATATAGTAGTATATCAACTTTCATGCCTCAACTATATGTTGATAGAAAGAAGATAAAACTAAAAAGTTCAAACTCAAACTTATATGCAGAATTAGAAGTAATTAATTTAATAGATGGACAAACTGATTTATATACTATTGATTTAATTACTGATATTGATTGAGGAGTTTTATATAATGACAAATATATTCAATCCAAATACACCTATTTCTTATATAAACAAAGATTTTCAGACTTTATATATAGAATTATTAGATACCGTAAAGAAATTGACTTCAACTTGGGACCCATCAATTTCTAATGAGTCTGACCCTGGTGTTATATTATTAAAACTTGATGCTTTAATAGCAGATAAACTAAATTATAATTTAGATATGAATATGCTTGAAGCATTTCCAAACACGGTTTCTCAATATTCAAATGCATATAATTTATTTGACCAATTAGGATATTTACCTGATTGGTATATTTCAGCAACTTCCAATAATGCCATAACTTTAACTTGGAATAATACAAAAAGTACTGCTGATGATAATGTCATTCCTGATGGCGAAACAAGAACAGTACCTAAGTTCACAATGATTTGTGATAAAGACAGGAAAAACGTATATACATTACTTTCAGAGGTAATATTTACATCAGGATTACAAGAAAATAAAGTTTCTGCAATAGAGGGTATAATATCCAAGTTAGAAGTAAATGGCGATGATATAATCACTCTTTCAAATTTAGATACTAATAATAGAATTTATTTACCTGCATATAATGTTGCTCAGAATGGTGTTTATATTTCAAATGTAGATATTGATGGCAATACTTTATATAATTTTAATGATTGGGTTCAAAAAGATAATTTATATATTGAAACACTTGGTCAAAAAATATACAAATTTGGTGTAGACCAAAATCAAAACATACCATATATAGAATTTACTTCTGATATAGACTTACTTATAGAAAATGGTATCAGAATATATTATATATTATCAAATGGTATCTCTGGAAATATTTCAGCCAAAGTTCTAAATGATTTCTACTCTGAAACAAAATATAAAGAGGATATTGATACTATTATATCAACAAGTGATATAACTATAACAAATACTTCTGCTATAGTTAATGGTAAAGACCCCGAAACTATTGATAGCAGTTACAGAAACTATAAAAAAGTATCAGGTACTTTTGAAACACTGGTTACATTAAGAGATTATATAAATGCATTATATAATTCGGGATATGTTTCAAACGACTTTGTTTGTGATAGGACAAACGATATTCAACATAGTTACGATATTATAGTTGACCAAAATGGATTAGATATAGACCATTTAGTAATAGATGAAGTTAACGGCGCCCCAATGCTTGATGCGTTTGACCTTAAACTTTATGCTTTACAAAATATTGATAATATCACCGATACAGCAGATTATTATAATACATTTAATATAGTAGCTCCCAATAATATTTCAGCAAATACAATACTCCAAGGAGCTTTAGAAGCTAATAAATGTATTCAGCATAATTACGGTAGCATAGTAGAAGATAAATTCTGCATGTTTAGGAATGAATATCCTCTTAACATAAAAATAATTCCTTTTACTAAATTAACAACAACCCAAGCAGAAAATCTCCAAGATACAATTATATCTGCTTTAATAGAAGCATTAAATGCAAGAAATGTTGATTTTGGCGAAGAAACAACTTATGATTTAGTATATGATATTATTCAAAATTGCGATAACAGAATTAAATCAGTCGTTTTAGATAATTTTTCATATACAACATATGCTGTTTATTGGAATGGTACTTATTTTATTAAAGTTCCACTAAACAATGAAGCAGGTGCTAAAGAAAAAGAAAATCCAACAGATTTTAGACACGTAGTAGCAGAACCATTAGATTGGGATACTAATTTTACTGATTATTATTTCAAACAAGAAACTACAAACATTGATGGTTCAACCGAAGTTTCATATATAAACACTGCTGGAGCACCTAAAATAGATGTTAATAAATTTTATTGTAGACTAACAGCGACAACTACTTGGGAAGCCTATTGTTGTTATAGATTAGACATTGATTCATGGATATTATTAGAAGAAAATCCTGAAAACACATCAGAGCCTTTTTATAAAGCAACTCTCGCAGCAGATGGTGGAGGTGAGGTAGCTGATTCAGCAGATTATGCTGTTAATTATCAATTATATTCATTTTCTAATAACTCATTTCCGAAAAACCCCAGTTCTGGAACAAGCTATCCTAAAACATTACCTATAATACAAACAACTCAAGGTGAATTTAATTCAGATACTGTATATACTCCAAGAATATTATCTTATCAAAAAGAAATATACGCAAAGTCAGTACTTGCAGGGAAAACAGAATTATTAGAAAAAGATACTGATTTTAATTATTCTTTAATAGAAAAAACATCAGAAAATGAACTTAAAAACATTACAATTATAAGTTCATTATTAAGTAAAAAAGTATTTGACCATACACCAAATACTGAAAGTACTATAAAATTAGGAAGCAATCAAAATGTAATATTTTATGCACCTAAATTTAATGAAAAAATATCATATAGTTCATATATTAAATATGAGTTACATTTAGGTAATAATAATACTATTCCAGCAAATACACCCTATAAGTTTGGTGAAAATGATTATATAACATTTTTCTATAAACAAGAAGATAGTGATACCAGGTACACTGCAGTGTCGTATGGCCAAGGTACAATACTGGAATCTTCATTTGCTATAAGAACAAGCCCAACAACTCAATCTGGAACTCAACCTAAAGATGTATCCGGAGCAGACATATCCGCAGCTTCATTAACAGAAGCAGCAAGATTTAATATATCTACTCTTAGTTCAACAGCACAACAAAAAATGATTTCTGATGAAACATTAAACAACATGCTATATATAGTTGGAGTCGGTGTCGATAGTAAGAATAATTTCATAACATCTGGTTCACCTGAAGCAGCTACATTAAAAGCTATATTCAAGACTTGGGCAGACCAAATACTTAGTGGGCAAAGAGAAATAAATATTCTTGAAGAAGATTCTACTACATATAATTATAATTCTGATATATACTGTTATTGGATAACATTAGATGCTACCAATCCAGGTACATTAACTCTTGATAGTTCAGGTTCTTATATTCTTAAAGATGGTGAATTCTTCATTTTAACAGACTCATATCAAAAGAATCTTGACATATTACAAAGTGGTTATCAAATTACATTTAACGGTTCAGGATATGCTAATGCAAAAATAAATTGTACCGCTGATGTTTCAATAGAATCTATAAATTTATTTGGGGCTGTTGCATTGACTTCAAGTAATAGATTAGTTAAATTAAGCAACATACTTAAGAATCAAAATGATAGTGTAACTTTTACTAATTCAGATATTTATACAATTCCAGACAATTCAGAAATTGTATTCAATCTCGCATTAAAAAATAGTTCATTAACATTCAATTCGATAGCAGAAGCTAATCTAATTATGGAGAAATTAAATTCAAAACCCGATGGTTGGGAAGATAATTATAAATATTATTTTACATCAGATGATAATCTTCAGTTCAACATAAATAGTACGAGTACTTGGAATAATGTTAAAGATAAAATTTATAATCTAAAATTATATATAAAATCAGAAACCTCAGTACAAACTCAACATCAAGTACTACCTGAAGGAATTAGTATTTCTTATAAACAATTAGATACTACAACATTTACCGATTTACCTAATTTAATAAGTCCGTACAGATGGAGATTTTATTCAAGATTAAATATTGATACATCAAATAAAACAGCTCAACAACTGGCAATAAAAGATTTAACAGATGATATCAATGAAGATGGAACTGAACTTAATTTAGATACTTTATACACAATCATTTTTAATGATAATACTGGCAAAAAATACTATTATATTCCTGGTTTTATTCAGATAGATACTTTTGATAGTACTGCAGGCTGTTGGGTACTTGATGTGCCAAATATTACTTTGATTTATTATCCTATTGGTAGTACTGCACCTGGTAGTGATGATAATTATGCATATTTCAAGAGAACCACTTCTACAAATACTGAATATATAAAAAGTAATGCTACAATAAATACACTTGGAGCTTATAATATCCAAATTTCAACTGGTGAAGATGGTGATATGATAAACTTCAAAGTATATTCAGATAATGAATCAGTAACAAAAGCTAATTCAAATAATATCAAGGTATCAGATGATTCTGTTAATATTTTAATAAATTCTAATGATATATTAGCAGCTAACACTGGAGGTAATATTCACTTAAAGGAAGTAACATTAGCTGATAATATTCAAGATTTCACGAATTACTTTATTAAATCCAGTAATCTTTATATTAGAAATATAAATAATATATCTCCTGCCAGCGGTGCTTCTCTATATCAAGAAACAGCAGAAACTGATGGCGTAGTAAATGTGGTATTATTTTCTAAATCAAGTGAAGCTTCTTATACAATAACAGTTGATTTTGACTTAGGATTACCTATCGGTTCATATTTATTGCCAATAAGCTGCGATTCTGAGAATACAAAAATATCCTGTAATCTAAAAACAAAAATAGATTCAGCAGATAGCACAATACCTCTTTATCTAATAAGTGATTCCCATCAAACCCCATTCAAATTAAATTCAATAAATCACGTGGGTTATATTTATATTGAAACAAATGAAAAATATAGTGAATCAAAATTAGAATTTACAGTAACAAGTACTGATAAAACAGATACTCCTTTACAAATAACATTAAAACCCCTTATTAAATTTAATGCACAAAATACAAATTATTTAACTTACATAAGTACATTAAAAGAACTTGATAAAGATGGCATTTATAATTATTCTTATGTAACTGATGCTGATACAGAAATAACTAATCCTCTTGATGGTGCTTCATTCTTCAATACAAATCATATATTCAATAGTTTCACAATTCCTGTTGGCTTGATAGATAAATCAACAATAACAATAATAGATAAGATAAAGGACAACTAATAAATGGATATATTTAGAGTTGAAAATAATGTACCTGATGTATATGTTAAATATTCAAGAGACTTTCAATTGTTATCCAGATTAAAGACTTGTTTATTTGCAGCATCAAAACATGATATTAATAGCATAAAGAAAATCACAGATACACAAAAGTGTCGAGAAAATTTATTGGGTAACTTATCTACTAAAATTGGATTTTTTCATAATACCAAAATAAATAGTGATGCTTTAAGAATTATATTGTCAAGCTTTCCTTATCTTGTCAGGAGTAAAGGAACTGAAAAAGCAATAGAAGAAACAATAAATTCTTATTTACAAGCATCAAAGTTATATACTAAGTGTAGAGTTAATATTATCAATAAAAGTGATTTTATTTCTATATCAAAGGATTCAGACATTATAAAGAATAAAAAACTTTATTATAAAGACAATTCTGGAAATTACATTCCCATTACAACTACCCTTAATATGCCCAATGAAGTATATTATAGAGAGGATATCTATAATATAGAAATAGGTATTGAAAGTAATCCAAGAGATTTATCTATTATAAAAGAGATAATGAGATATATAAAACCAACAGGGTATACTGTAACCTATGTGTTTTATAATACTTTACCATTTTATCAATCGAGTATAGTAATGGGTTATAATGAAACACCTAAAATAGAAGCCGGTAAATATATTGCAAATATATCAAGAATATATCCTAAAACAGAAGAAAAAGAAGATAGAGATATGTTTGAAGGTTTTGTCGATGCTGCATTAATTGTTAGTAAAGAAGATAGTGATAAAATAAACGCCGATGGTTCTGGAAAGGAAAATTCAACCAATGCTGAAAGCAAGTAATAATATATCTTATCAAGGTAATGTGAATATTACTCATAAAATAAATGGAAGAAAGATAACAAATAATTATAAGAATAATGGAACACTTTCTTTATTTAATCTAATAGCTAAAGCATTAGCAGGTTACGATATATCCCAAAATATTCCTAAATTATTACGCATAGTTGATAGTAGTGGTGCTATTGGTTCTAAATATTGTCCTTTAACCGGTATTATATATGGAAATAATGAAAATACATCTTATTTATCTTGTACTTGTGTATTAACTAAGGATGACATTATAAATGAGTCTTTAAGCAACCCACAATTAACACTCGCAGATTATTCAGGAAATACTTTAGCTTATATAGATATTCCTGAAGCTACATTTAGCACAATTAGCACTGATGGTCTGGAAACAGACATTGTTTGGGAATTACAATTTGGTAATGGAACATTATTAGGAAGCGGAGAATAAACAAATGGCATATTTAAGTAGTTCAAATATTAACATATATCCTTTAGCAAAGAAAAGAACAGCAGATAACCAAAAATGGAATAGGCTAACATCTGAATTTAATATGGTTAATATTATTCGGCAGCTTCTACCCAAAGGCAGTCAAGGGTTTGTTATAGATTGGGTTCCATCTACAAATATCATTAAATTTAATATTGGTGGATATTATGTTAAAGCAGATTTGACAGATAATCTTTCAGGGACAAATATTTATGCTTATTTATATATCTCTGAAGCTGATGAGTATAATTTACCTGAAGTTGATGGTCAAGATGATGATAAGAGCAACTATACTGGTATTTCATTTGGTACAGCTACAGAAAGCGGAAGAACTGCAAATTATACATTAAAAATACTTTCCTATAATAAAGATACATCTCAATGGGATATTCCCGATGAATCTAACTATCCATTTGCTGCTGATTCATTTTATATAACAGAAATAAACGGAAATATTTAATTTAGTTGATTATTTTACAGAAATATATTATAATATAAATGTAAAATCATAATTAGGAGATAGATTTTAGATGAATACTTATATTGAATGCCCAAATTGTGGAAAAGAATATGCTTTAGGTGAAATATTTATCCCAAATGCATTAGTTGGTCAACCTAAATTTATAAGTAGAGATATAACAAATAAAATCACTGATTGCGTTGATAACTCAGATAATACTGAAACTTATATTTGCGATTGCGGTTGCCAATTTGATATTACTGCAACAATAAGTGTTAAAGTAAAGGCTCATAATAAAATTGATTTTAACAGTGATTATATTACAAAAATAGAGCCCAAATTAGAATTATCTGAGACCTAATGATAACTATTGAAGAAAAAGCGCCCAATAAATTACCTGGTTTAACTTCTGTTTTTATATCTTTTAAGTATAACCAGGTAATTGTTGATGCTCTTAAGTTATTTACAGGTCTTATATATAATAAAGACACTAAAGAATGGGAATGTTCAATAGGTCAATTATCACAAATAATCGATACTCTTTCTCCTATTGATGATATTATATTAAAAATAAAGCCTGACCATATTATTAAAGAGAAACATTTTGATTTATTAAAACATAAAACAAAACCTTTTCAGCATCAAGAAGAAGCAATACAATATGGACTAAATCATGATAAGTGGCTATTATTAGACCCTCCAGGTCTCGGTAAGACTGCTACGGCATTATGGCTAGGAGAAGAATTAAAGCATAGATATAATATTGAACATTGTTTAATAGTTTGTGGTATAAACACATTAAAATCCAATTGGAAAAATGAAATAAGTATTCATACTAATTTAGATTGTTTAGTTTTAGGTGAATATATTAGTTCTAAAGGTAATTTAAGATATGGTGGAATTGAAAAGAGATTAGAACAACTTAAATCACCTATTAAAGAGTTTTTTGTTATAACAAATATAGAAACTTTGCGAGATTCTAAAATAGTAAAAGAAATAAATTCAGGTAAGAATAAATTTGATTTTATAATCTTTGATGAAGTGCATTGTGCTAAGTCTCCTACTTCACAACAAGGTAAAAATTTGTTAAAGCTGACTAAAGCAAAGTACAAGTTAGGAATGACCGGAACTTTAATAACAAATAATCCATTAGATTGTTATGTGCCATTAAAATGGTTAGGTGTTGAAAAAAGTAATTATACAAATTATAAATATAATTATTGTGAATTTTCAGGTCCTTTCAATAATTTTTTAAGCGGATATAAAAACTTAGATATACTTAAAGAACAACTTAAAACATGCTCATTAAGAAGACCTAAATCATTATTAAATCTACCCCTAAAAAATATTATCAAAGAATATATTGATATGGACAATAAACAACAAGCATTCTATGATAATATTAAGCAAGGTGTAGTAGAACAAGTAGATAAAGTTAAACTAAATGCTGCAAATATATTGGGTCTAACAATAAGATTAAGGCAAGCAACAGCTTGTCCTCAATTACTCACATCTGAAAATATAGAAAGTTCAAAAGTAAATAGAGCTGTTCAATTAGCAGAAGAAATAGTCCTTAATGGAGATAAAGTTGTTATATTTAATACTTTCAAAGAACCTGTATATACACTTGCAGAAAAATTAAAACAATATAAACCTCTTATATGTACAGGAGATATTGATAGTAATATAAGAGACGAAAATGTTAAAAAATTTCAAACTGATGATGACTATAAGATAATGATTTGTACTTGGCAAACAATGGGTACAGGTATTACTTTAACAGCTGCAAATTATTGTATTTTTATTGATACACCTTGGACAGCAGCCGCTACAGAACAGTGTCAAGATAGAATATATAGAATAGGTACCCAAAAGCCTGTTTTTATATATCATTTAATAACAAAAAATACAATAGATGAAAGAGTGCAAGAACTTATAGAAGATAAATCTGCAATATCTGATTTTATAATAGATGATAAAGTATCAGATGGAACAGTTGATAGTTTAAGAAAATATATTTTAGATTTATAAATTTAATAAAAAATAATATTAGAAGTTACTTCAATTAGTAACTTCTTTTTATTTAGTTGATTTATACATTACAACTTATTATAATATAATTAAACTATATGTGAGGTGAAATTATGACAAAGCAAGAGTATGATTATATACAAGATAGATTCACGAAGAAATTATATGACAACATATACAGAAACTCAGTAGGTTATAATAAAGAGGAAACTTATAGAGAAGGAGTTCTTGCTTGTAAAAGTGTTCTATCTGAAATATTTCATCAAAATAAAAGTTAATTTAGTTGATTTTCTCATATTTATTTAATATAATATATATAAGAAAACATTCAAATTATATTAAATAATTAAACACGCGGATGAAATGATAGAACAAAATAGAATTAGTTATGAAAATTCAGCAAATTTTATTCCAAATTGGAAAACTATAAACAAAAATGAATTGGTTAATAAATATGTTGAATTTGAAAAGAAAAATCCAGAATTAGCAGGACATTATTGTTCTGCAATTATATGTCGGTATTGGCATAATATTTATAAATATTATAATAAAGGCTATAAACTTAATCCGTTAGAAGATTACTATGAATGGATAATAGAAGCAATATTAAAATGTTTGAATAAAAAATATTGGCTTAATCCAAAAGCAAGAATATATGGTGACCCCTCAGCACCTGATAAAACGATAAACAGAGCAATCAAGACAACTATTTATAATTATTATGAAGCAAATAGGAAAGATAAACGAACTTTAAGTATTGCTAATTATAGTTTAGATGCTTTGAAAGAAACATATTTAGATAAGTACACCCCCGAAATTGTAGATAATAATCATAACAGTGATTACTTTACTCATTCTATAATCAGAAAAGCTTTTAATGAAAAAGATTATTTATTAGCTTTCGTTTTAGATGGCATATTATACGAAAATGTTATTATAAATGGAGTACTTGATTATAAAAAACTAATTAAACATATTCACCATTTAGATAATAGATTTATACAGAAATTTGCAGAAGATTATAATTTAGATATAAATAAAGTAAGTAAATCTATTAGTTATTGTATAAAGATTCCAAGTGAAATAATGAATATAAAAATTTCAGATATTTTATTTAAGATAAAGAAAGAATATTATCCAGAGTTAAATTATGCTAATTGATTTAATAAGTACATCAAATTATGTATCATTTAATATTAAACTTGCTCATATTATTGGCTTAAATGAATCAATATATTTATCTGAGTTAATGAACATAAATGATAAAGCGATAAGAAAAAAGAAAATAGATAATAATTATTTTAAGTTAGATAGAAAATACATCCAATCAAGAACTACATTTGATATCTCTGAACAGAATAGAATCGAAAAAAATTTAATTAAATTAGAAATATTAAAGAGCGAAGATAACAATATTGCATTAGACATAAATAAACTAATTGCTTTAATATCGAGTGAAGAAATAGCAAAATCAGATAAGCCCATTCCTAAAACAAAAACATCTTCTAAAATAGTTGGAATGACTAATAATTTGAAAAGAAGTTTGAAATGTACTAATGTTGAACTATTTGAAGCATTTTCAAAATGGATAGAATCAGTTCTTGAAAAACAGGGTTGGATGTCAAAAGTAGCAGTTGAAGAAGGCGAAAAACTTGTAGACAATTTCAGCAATCATGATTTAGATATCGCATTGACAATTATAAATATTGCCGCCATAAATGGATATAGAGATATGAATTGGGCGATACAAAGATACAAAGAAAACTACAATGTATATTTTAACAATAATAAGAACATGAAAAAAGATAATTCTAAAATAGAACTAAGCGATGAGGTCTTTTAATTGATATTAGCGAAAGATTGTTATATAAAAGATAAATGTAAAAAGAAGAATCAATGTTTATCAAATTCATATTGTCCTAAATTATTTAAGATTGATTTCTTATATAATGAATCTTTACTTACCCTTAAACAAAGAGAACATATTGACTTATATCCAGATAAAAATTCAACAGATATAGATAAGTTCAAGCAGTTAAAACAAATTGAGAATAATATAATTAGTTTTATAGAAGCAGGAAACAATCTATATTTACATTCAATAATACCTGGAAATGGAAAGTCATCATGGGCAATTAGAATGTGTCAAGCATATATAAACAATATATGGCATATAAGTGACCTTAAATGTAGAGTATTATTTATAAGCGTTCCAAGATTTCTTCTTGCTCTTAAAGATAATATATCAAGTAAATCAGACTACATAGAGCATATAAAAGAAAATATATTTGATGCTGATTTAGTTGTTTGGGATGATATTGCAACTAAAAGTGCTACTGTATTTGAAGCTGAACATTTACTTAGTTTTATAGATACAAGAATAAATGAAGGTAAATCAAATATATATACTTCAAATCTATCTCCACAAGAAATAGAAGAGAAATTAGGTTCAAGATTATATTCAAGAATAGTTAATTATTCTGCTGACATTGAATTAACAGGAAAAGATAAAAGAGGTATTTTTAGATGATACAAAATCAGGTTATAAATTATTTGTTACAGTCAAAAGATACTTCTTTTCTTTTAATGAATAATTTAACAAATGATTTTTTTAGTGATTACAAAGATGAATTTACATTCATAAGAAATCATATAAATGAATATAATAAAATACCTGATGAGTTCACATTTTTAAGTAAATTTCCAGATTTTGATATTATTAAAGTAGATGAATCTCCTAAATATCTTATAGATGAATTATATAATGATAGGAATAAGAGAAAACTTGCTAAAACTTTTAACAAAGTTAGAGATTTAATAAATCAAGATAGAATAGAAGAAGCAACAACTCTTTATACAAATGCTGCAAATGATATGATTTCCGCAAGGCATTTAGAGTCTGTTGATATTTTCAAAGATAAGTCAAGATATGATACTTATGTAAAGAAATGCGAGGACTTCTCTGCTTATTATGTAAAAACAGGCTTTCCTGAATTAGATAGAGCAATAGGCGGTTGGGATAGAAATGAAGAATTAGCAACCATCGTAGCAAGACCTGGTGTAGGTAAAAGTTTTGCTTTAATAAAAACAGCAATTGCCGCTGCGAAACAGGGCTTAACTGTAGGTATATACTCAGGTGAAATGTCTGAAACAAAAGTAGGATACAGAGTAGATACATTGATTTCTCATATACCAAATGGTTCTTTAATTCATGGCGATGAGAAAGTAATGAATGATTATAAGAAATTTCTCGATAATATTTCAAGCAATATCAAAGGTACTATCAAAGTATTGACACCTGCTATGATAGATGGCCCTGCAGGAGTAACAGCACTAAGAGCATTTATTGAAAAAGACAAACTTGATATGCTCTGTGTTGACCAACATTCTTTACTTGAAGATGACAGAAAAGCAAGGTCACCTGTTGAAAAAGCTGCAAATATATCAAGAGACCTAAAGAATCTGCAAGTACTTAAGAAGATACCTATAATAGCAGTATCACAGCAGAATAGAGAATCAACAGAATCTGGCGTTAGTACAAGCCATGTTGCTCAAAGTGATAGAATTTCTCAGGATAGCACAGTTATTATATTTCTTGAAAGAAAAGAAGATTTAATGACATTAAATTTAGTTAAATCGAGGGATTCTGTAAATGGAAGTAAACTAACTTATGCTATTGACCTTAATAAAGGAATATTTAGTTATGTTCCAAATACAGAAGATATGCTTGAAGGTTCTGATTGCGAAGCATTAAAACAGGAGTTTGATAGTATAGATTCAGATGAAGAAGTATTTTAATGGATTTAATAGTTAGAAATAAACAAGTAACTGCTCCTATAGCAGACATATTACAACAAGTTAAGAATGAATTAACAAATGGAAAACTTAAAGAGTTGCATAAAGAAAAGCATAATAATATTTTGATTTCATGCCCAAGTCATAAAAATGGTCTTGAAAATCACCCTTCTTGTCAAGTTTATACGAGTTATGATTCCAATGAATTACTTCCTGGAACTGCTCATTGTTTCACTTGCGGCTATAAAGCAGCATTACCTAAACTTATAGCAGATTTATTTGATGAAGAATATGAATTTGGTGAAAATTGGCTTGCAGATAACTTTGGAGGCTTAAGGAATAGTTTTAGGTATTTACCTGAAATAGAACTAAATAGCACAAAAGAACAACCTTGTTTAGATGAGTCTATTTTAGATAAATTTAATCAATATACCCCATATATAGAAAAAAGAGGTATAGATATTAACATAGCAAGAAAATTCAAAATCGGATATGATTCTGAGAATGATTGCATAACATTTCCTGTTTGGGATGAACATGATAAATTAAGAATGATAACAAAGCGTTCCATAAAAGGAAAAATGTTTTTTATTGATAAAGAAGTTGATAAGCCCGTTTATTTATTAAATGAAATAATAAAACAAGGTATAACAACTGTGTATGTTACTGAAAGTCAAATTGATGCTCTTAATCTCTGGTCCTGGGGATATCCCGCTATTGCTTTAATAGGAACAGGTTCAGACATACAATATAACATATTAAATAAATCAGGTATAAGGTCATACATATTATGCTTAGATAATGATGTATGGGGCGAAAAGGGCAGAGATAGATTTAGACAAAATATAAGAAAAGATGCTTTTATATCTGATTTTAGAATAAAAAATGGCAAAAAAGATATAAATGATTTAACAAAAGCAGAATTTGAAAGTATGCTTTAATTTAGTTGATTATTGTTATTCAATAATATATAATATTTTATATTCAATTTTTATAAGGAGGAATAAAATGCCAAGAATAAGTTTTGATGAAGCTATTAGTACCGAAAATTCAAATAGCAATTCAATACAGTATTTTTCACTAAAAAATGATGGTGATTTCGCAATAGTTAGGATAATGCACGATAGCAAAGATTCCATTGAAATTTACCCTACTCATTCCATTACAGTTAATGGTAAATTCAGAAAAGTAGCATGCTTGAGAGGAGCAAAAGATTCTATTGAATCATGTCCTCTTTGTGCGGCAAATAATGCAAGAGGTACAAGCGTATATATTAAAATGGTTACCTATACAACAGATGAAAGTGGTAAAATATCTGCTACGCCTGTTATTTGGGAAAGAACTATGAATTATGCCAGAAAGATAGTAACGCTTCTAAATGATTATGGCCCTCTTTCAGATTATGTATTTAAGATTACAAGAAACGGGGCAGCAGGAAGCAGAGATACTACTTATGACATAAATCTTGCAAATCCTAATGTATATACGAGTTCTGCATATCCAAAAGTAGAAGATGCTTTCAAAGATTATGAAGTTTGTGGAACAGTCCTTATGAGCAAAAGTTATGAGGATATCGCTGCATATGTTCAAACAGGAAATTTCCCTACTAAACAGTCTTCTTCAAATATACCTAATAATACACCAAATTATAATAACCCACAAAGCAACGCAGGATATACACCCTATCAATCAGCTCCTTCAACAACAGATATGAGAAATCCTGCTCCGACAGCAAATTATAGTCAAGCACCTCAAGCAACAAATTGGCAAGTAACTAATAATGCTCCAAAAGAAGATTTTGATTATTTTGCGGGTCCTAATGAAGTACCTCAAGCACCTACAAGACCTAAAAGGTTTTATTAATGTCTGAAAGTCTATGGGGAGAGGCTTTTGATATAAAGCCTACTCAAAATGAACTTAAAAAGGCAATAAGGAAAACAACAAAATCAAAGAAACCTGTAATTTCAAAAACAAAAACAATTCAACAACTATTAAAATCAAAAACAGTTCCTATTAGCGATAAGTTATCAATAATAAGAAATGAAGTACTAAGAGTATTAGGAGTTTATAAAGAAAATACTGTTTGCATTACAACAAGAACAGAGTTACATAGGTATATAGATGTAGCAATATCAAATGATGTAATTGCAATAGACACTGAAACAAATAATAGTCTTGACCCTTTAACTTGTTTACTAATGGGGGCTTGTATATATACTCCAGGTGAAAAGAACGCCTATATTCCAATAAATCATACCGATTTAGATAATAATTTACTTCCCAATCAATTATCAGAATCTGATATTAAAGAAGAGTTTGATAGATTGAAAGAAACTAAAATTATAATGCATAATGGTAAATTCGATTATGAAGTCATAAAATGTACTTGTAATTGTGATTTAGATATTTATTGGGATACAATGGTTGGCTCTAAGATTCTTAACAACACAGAGAAAGCAGGCCTTAAAGAACAGTATATTTCAAAAATCGATAGTTCAGTTGAAAAATATTCAATAACATCTTTATTTAACACCATACCTTATGCTTATGTAGACCCTGAAATCTTTGCATATTATGCCGCTACTGATGCTTTTATGACATATCAATTATATCTATATCAAGTAGCAGAATATGCTAAGCCTGAAAATAGCAGACTTTATTATGTCTTCAAAGAAGTTGAAATGCCTATTGTTAAGATATCTGCTGATATGGAATTAACGGGTATATGTGTTGATATCGATTATGCAAATTCTTTATCGAAAAAATATCATGCAGAATTAGATAAAACAGAATCTAAAATAGAAGAAGAATTAAATAAAATCAAAAAATACATTGATTCTTTTGCATCGAATAATAGCGAATTATATTCTAAATTAGATAACCCTATTAATTTAGATAGTAATTCTCAACTTGCAATATTACTTTATGATATACTTAATATAGAACCTCCTGACAAAAAAAATCCCAGGGGTACAGGAGAAAATATATTATCTAAAATAAACAATCCTATATGCGAATTAGTTTTAGAAAAAAGAGGGTTATTAAAATTAATAAATACATACATTGATAAGATTCCTCAAAATGTAAACGAAAAAGATTTGAGGCTTCATGCCAGTTTTAATTCTGTAGGCACTGATACCGGAAGATTTAGTAGTAGTTCTCCTAATTTACAAAATATACCTTCTAAAAATAAAGAAATAAGGTTAATATTTAGAGCTTCAGAGGGATGCAAATTAGTAGGTTCTGACTTTTCCGCTCAAGAACCCCGTTTATTTGCAGAATATTCACATGATAAGATAATGTTATCTGCTTTTTCCGAAGGTAAAGATATTTATGCAACTTTAGGGACGAAAGCTTATAAAACTGATTATTGGAATTGCATGGAACATCACCCTGATGGGTCTCCTAATCCAGAGGGTAAGAAAAGAAGAAAAGCTTGCAAAATACTTTTACTTGGAATACTTTATGGAATGGGAATTGGAAGCATCGCAGAAGGAATAAGTAATAGTTCCGGAACAACAATAACGATGCAAGAGGCTCAGAAAATACTTAATGATTTTTATGAAGGATTTCCTGGAGCAAAGAATTGGATAGATGAAACACAAAAAGCAGCTTATAAAAATGGATTCGTAGAAGATTTATGGGGAAGAAGACGCTATATACCAGATATTTTACTTCCTCGGTATGAAGTTAATTATTCAAAATCAACTCCTCTATTTAACCCTATTATAGGCAGTAAATTAAAATTTGGAATTAATAACGATAAACTTAATTATTATGAATCCGCTATCCTTAAATGTAAAACAAGAAAAGAAGCTAATACTCTTAAAATAGCTGCAGCCAAAGATGGAATATGCATAAAAGATAACACAGGATTTATTGCATCTGCTGAAAGACAATGTGTTAACGCTCGAATACAGGGCAGTGCAGCCACAATGTCAAAAAAAGCGATGATAAATATTTCGAAAGACTCTGAATTATTAAAATATGGATTCAAAATGCTCCTATGTATTCATGATGAGATAATAGGAGAATGCAGAGAAGAATATGCTGAAGAATGTTCTAAAAGGCTTTCTTATATAATGTCTTCATGTGTTCCTGAATTAAATGTAAATTTCAAATGTGACCCTACAATCGAAACAAATTGGGGTGAATCAGATTATTGGAATTCTATTGAAGATAAATTTAATTCAATGATAAAGAATATGGGTTATGATGAAGCCTTGAATAAAATAACTTTCGAACACCCTGAACAACCGCTCTCTGTATTTAAGAATCATTTTATTAATAAATAATTTAATTAATTTAGTTGATTATATAATAGCAATTATATTATAATATTAACATAAAAATAAAGGAGAATTATAAATGAAAGCTTTAGTATTAAATAGCGGGGGAGTAGACAGCACCACATGTGTAGCTATCGCAATAAAAGAATGCGGGAAAGACAATGTAGTTACTGCATCTCTTTATTATGGTCAGAAACATGACAAAGAACTCAAAAGCGCTCAAAAAATAGCTGAGTATTATGGTGTGAGACATATAGAAAAAGATATTTCAACTGTTATGGAATTCGCAAAAGATGTTTGCACTTTAATGAAAGGTGGAAATGAAATAGAGCACTCTTCTTATTATGAACAGATTAAAGAGCATGGCGAAGGAAGAGTAGAGACATACGTACCTTTTAGAAACGGACTATTTCTTTCTATAGCCGCCTCTATAGCCGATAGCATATTTCCTAACGAGAAAGTGCAAATATATTATGGAGCACATGCTGATGATGCAGCCGGAAGAGCATATGCTGATTGCAGTCCTGAATTTGCAGAAGCAATAGACAAAGCTATTAATATAGGTACTTATGGTAATATTTCTGTAAACAGACCTTTAATCAACCTAAATAAAGCGGGAGTCGTTAAAATAGGATTGGAACTAAATGTTCCTTATGAACTCACATGGTCTTGTTATGAAGGAAAAGAAAAACAATGCGGAACTTGCGGAACTTGCATAGACAGAAGAAATGCTTTTAGAGCTAATGGAGTCGAAGACCCTGTAGAATATGAGGAATAATTATATGAGAAAAAATTCTACGAGATGTATTAGTAAAGTAAGTGAACTGCAGCTTTATTTAACATTACTTTTTGTAGTTAGCCTTCTTATAAGCAATATTATCACTGCAAAGCAAGTTCTTCTACCTTTTGGAATAACCATGACCGGTGCTGTTTTTGTATTTCCTATAACCTATATTTTATCTGATTTATTTTCCGAAGTATATGGATATAGATGGAGTAGAATAACATGCTATTTAGCATTTGCTGCAAATTTGTTTATGGTTATAATATTCAGTCTCGTTATTATAACCCCTGCACCTTCTTATTGGGAAAATCAGGAAGCATTTCAGATAGTTTTAGGAAGTACTCCTCGAACTCTTGTAGCATCTTTAGCAGCCTTCGTTATAGGAGACTTTGCAAACGATAAAGTTTTCAAAAAAATGAAAGAAAAATATCCTGATTCAATAAAGGGATTTGGATTTAGAGCGATAATATCAAGCATTTGTGGAGAACTTGTAGATAGTCTCGTGTTTTTACCTATTGCATTTTTTGGGAAAATGCCGATATCAACTCTTATTACAATGACAATTTTACAGGTTGTAATCAAGACAGGATATGAAGTTATTATATTACCTATAACAACATTAGTAACTAAAAAAGCTATTAAATATGAGAAAGAGGTTGAATTAAATGTTTTATGTAAGTAAAAGAATGGAAATTGCAGGTGCTCATAATTTAACTTTGGATTATACAAGTAAATGTAGTAACCTTCATGGACATAATTGGATAATAACAGTTTTTTGTAAATCGAATAAATTAGACAATAATGGTATGGTAGTTGATTTCACAAAAATTAAAGAGTTAATTCATAATGAACTTGACCATAAATACTTAAATGAAATTGAAGAATTAAAAGATATGAACCCTACAGCTGAAAATATAGCTATGTGGATATGTAATAAAATACCTCAGTGCTATAAAGTTTCAGTACAAGAATCAGAGGGAAATATTGCTATATATGAGGAGGAATAAATATGATTCCTGTAGCAGAAATATTCGGACCTACAATTCAAGGAGAAGGTCCGAATACAGGTATAAAATGTATTTTTTTAAGAGTTGCGGGATGTGATATGCACTGTGAATGGTGTGATTCTAAATTTGCATGGAGAATAGATTCAAATACTAAAAAATACAATCCTGTTGAATTATCAGAAATACTTATTGATAAATGTATTAAATCAAACACATCAAAAGTAATCATTACAGGTGGAAACCCTTGTCTTTATGATTTCGATTTAATTATAGACAATTTAATTGCGAAAAATATAACAGTAGATATTGAAACTCAAGGAACTATATTTCCTTCCTGGTTAAATAAAGTAAATACATTGGTAATTAGTCCAAAAGCACCTTCAAGCAAACAAAAAGATGTTTTTAATAATATTGAAAACTTCTTGAGTACCTTTAATAAAGAACAGACACTGTTGATTGCAATAAAGATACCCGTTTTTAATGATGAAGACTTTGAGTTTTCTCTTAAATATTATAACCTTGTTAAAGAATATAGTAAAAAACTCAATATAAAATTATATATAAATGTAGGAAATAGTAATACAAAAGAATCAGGGGATATCTCTTATAGAATATTAAATAATTATAAAAAATTAATTGATAAAGTTCTTAACAGTCCTATGGATAATGTATATATAATGCCTCAAATGCATACCCTTATATGGGGAAATAAGCAAGGAGTTTGAAATATGGATAATAAAAAATTAGAGCAGGCGGCATCTCTTATCATTCAAGCCGTCGGGGATGATATTAATAGACCAGGACTTGTAGAAACGCCTAAAAGATTTGCCAAAATGGTTAATGAAGTTCTTGAAGGAATGAATTATACAAATGAGCAAATTGGAAACATGTTCAAAAAAGAATTTGAAATAGGTTCTGAAGATTTAGTAACAATGTCGGACATAGATGTTTTCAGCTTCTGCGAGCATCATCTCGCCCTTATGTATGACATGAAAGTAAGTGTTGCGTATTTACCTAAAGATGGCAAAGTTTTAGGGCTGAGTAAAATAGCTCGTATTGCTGATATGTGTGCAAAAAGACTTCAATTACAAGAAAAAATAGGAATGGATATTGCTGAATGTATTAGTATTGCTACGGGAAGCGAAGATGTCATGGTATTCATAGAAGGTAAACATGCATGCATGACTACAAGAGGAATAAAGAAAGTAAATTCCGTTACGCGCACTTCTACCACAACAGGAAAATTCAAATCTGACAGAAATCTTGAAGAAAGGGCCTATTTACTCTTAGGGTTAAAATAGTATACACATTATGAATAATTTTATCGCGCGATTCCCATCAGAACCCTATTTACTTGTTGCCGCAGGGTCAGGACCTAAAAATATAGAATTACCCGATGGTACTATAACATCAGCATCTGAAGTAAAAAGAGAACTTGGATATCCTCAACTACTCGCGTGGAAAAACGAACGAAAAGAATTGGATAATTGGATTAATTATATAAGAGAAAACCCTGAATGTGAAAGTAAATTAATCGTTGATAGTTCTGCTTATTCTGCATGGACCAGAGGAATTGAAATAGATATAGATGAGTACATAGATTTTATTAATAAAAATGAGGATGCTGTATATTGGTTTGCAGAATTAGATAAAATCCCAGGAAAACCCGGAGAAAAATTAACTAAAGAAGACGCCGAAAATGCTCCCAAATTAAGTTGGGAAAATTTTATCTATATGATAAAAAGAGTAAAGTGTCCTAAAAAAATAGTCCCTATTTTTCACAAAGGAGAAGATTTCAAATATCTCAAACAAATGCTTGAATATTTATTTGAAGATGGTTCTCATATTGAATATATAGGATTAGCTTCTCATTGCGGCTCTGATGTCGCAGAAACTTCAAATTGGTATAAAACAGTATGGGAAATAATAAGAAGAAGCTCTAATCCGAATGTATTAGTACATAATTTCGGCATGACTATCCTTTCAATACTCGAACAATTTCCTTCTCAGAGTTCAGATAGTACTTCATGGCTTCGTACAGCTTCTTTCGGAAATATATATGTGTACATTAAAGGCAAATTAAAAACAATTTACGTTAGTAATAGAAATAGTTCGAATCCTAATTATTTTTATAATTTATCAAAAGCATCTCAAGATGCTGTAAGGGAATTTTGTCTTTCTATAGGAAAAGGACTTACAATAGAGCATCTTCTTGAGGAAAAATATACAAATGCAAGATTCATATTTAATCTATATACATTAGACAAATGGAGAAAAAATTTTATATATAAAGGAAATTCACAAGTCCATTGTGAATTATGGTAGTTAAATAATTATGAACAATTTTATGAAAGAAGCACTGAAAGAGGCTTATGAAGGAATAGCATGGGGGCACGGAGGCCCCTTCGGAGCAGTAATAGTTAAAGATGATAAAATAATAGCAAAAGGTCATAACCATGTAGTTATTAATAATGACCCTACTTGTCATGGAGAAATAGATGCTATTAGAAAAGCTTGTAAAAAACTAAAAACATTTGATTTATCGGGCTGCGAAATATATACCACAGGTTATCCATGTCCGATGTGTTTTGCAGCAATATTATGGGCCAATATATCAAAAGTATATTATTGTTGTAATACAACTGATACTGAAATATTAGGTTTTCGCGACAAAGAATTTGAGAATAATATACCTTCGTTAAAAGAGCAAATATGTATTGAAATGGATAGAGAAGCAGGCTTAGAATTATACCATTGTTATAAACAAATGCAAAATAAAACACATTATTAATCTAGTTGATTTAGTGTTAAATTTTATATATAATATTTATATGACTTATTTAATATTTCTAAAGATAGAATCCAATTAAGTTAAATTTTGAAAGGATAAATATATGATAATTAGAAATGAAGATTTACATGAAGCCTGTTCTACAATACTTGGAGCAGTAGATTCAAATGAACTATCAGTTATTACTGAAACACTTGAACTTAAAACAGAAGATAATATTCTTATGATGAACACCACAAACAGAGAATATTATGTAAGTGTTAAGATAGAACTCGATGAACCTGAAGAATTTCATGCGACAGTAAATGCAGGATTATTTCTTAAACTTATTTCTCAGATAACAGTTGATGCAATAGAATTTATTATTAAAGATAAATATCTATTTATAAAGGGTAATGGCAATTATAAAATACCTCTTATTTTTGATGATGATGAACTTCTTAAACTTCCTGAAATAGAATTAAATAATATAACAACAGAATTTGATATTGATAGTTCTAATCTCAAATCAATACTTCAGTATAATAGCAAAGAACTCATTAAAGCAGTAGGAACAAAATCTGTTCAAAAACTTTATTATATTGATAATCATGGATGTATTACATTCGTTCAAGGAGCATGTGTTAATAATTTTGAAGTTGAAACGCCTTTTAGTATTCTTGTAGGTGGAAGAATTGTTAAGCTATTCAAACTTTTTGATGATGAAAAAGTTCATGTAGAACTAAGTCATGAAGAACTTAATGCGGATATTTGTCTTACTAAAATGAGATTGACCGGGCATAATGTATGTATAACTTCTATATTAACCAGTGATGATTCTCTTATAAAAACTGTACCTGTAAGTGCTATTAGGGGTAGAGCAAACGATGATTATAAATATAGTGTAAATATTGATAGAATTAAATTAACTGAAACTATATCCCGTTTGACTCTATTCAATGATAAAAATGAGCTTAAACCTTATAGTAAATTTGAATTTGGTTTTGATAAAGTTACAATATATGATACTTCAGGAGAAAACAAAGAGGAACTTTATTACACAAATACAACAATATCAGAACCTTATGATATGATGCTTGATATGAGAAACCTTAAACTTACTCTTGATGGCTGTGTAGAACAATATGTAACATTTAATTTTGGTAATAAAACTGCGGTAGTATTAGCAAGAGGAAATATACGAACAGTTATTCCTGAAATAATATCAATAAACTAATGGCTAATAACTATGGAAAAGCATTTGAACAAAAATTCAAAACTGATTTTAGCAAATTACAAGATGTTTCAATAGATAGAATATATGATAGTGTATCAGGCTATAAAACAATATCCAATATATCTGATTTTATAGCCTATCATTATCCAAATATATTTTATTTAGAATGTAAATCTCATTTAGGAAATACATTTCCATTATCCAATTTAACACAATATGATAAGTTAAAGGGAAAAGTTGGGATTAAAGGTATTAGAGTAGGTGTTATAATATGGTTTATAGACCATAAAAAAGTATGTTATGTACCTATATCTACAATAACAAAAATGAAACAAGATAATAAAAAATCAGTTAATATAAAAATGCTTAATAGTAATGATTATAATATAATTGAAATACCAAGTATTCCTAAAAGAGTATTTTGTGATAGCGATTATAGTATATTATTTAATCTAAAAGAAGGTGAATAATTTGTTAGTGATAAATAAAGAAATGTTGTCCTCAGTTATATATAATGTAGAAGATAATGCAGATATTATTTTTGAAGTATCAGATAAAGTGGTTAAAGATTATCTTGAAGATTTAGATAAACTTATGGATGATATCACAGAAAATATTGTTGATATAGATGACCCTGCAACTAACATTATTGAAAAATTTTATATTAAATTAGCAAATATGCTTTATTATGTTTCAGCAAAAGTTGAAGATATTGGTTTTTATGATGATATCGCAACCTCTGCTGCTAAAGAAACTTATAATAGAGCATATATCCAAAATCAAAATAAAAGTTTATCCGATAAAGAAAAGAAACCAACAGTTGCAGAAAATCAATCTGTTGCAGATGAAGCGTCCAAATATGAAAATGTAACAAGTAATCTTTATAATAGAATATATAAAATTGCAAAGATAAAAATAGCAGCTGCTGAAAATATGCTTAAAACATTATCTAAAATATTAAGTAAAAGAATGAATGAAGCATATCTTCTTGGAACTATTGACACAGGAAGAAAAATATTAAATGAGGATATATAATATATGACTGATACATTAAATGCAGTATTGAAAAAAATCAATAAGCAATATGGGGATAGGGTTGCAACAAGAGGTGCCCAAGGCCTTTATGTTGATGGAATATTAAGTTTAGGTAGTCCTTCTTACGACTTCTGTCTTTATGGCGGTCTGCCTGAAGGGCGTATTATAGAACTTAGCGGCCCAGATTCGAGTGGAAAAACAACTTCGAGCTTCCTAATAGCAGCAAGTTATCAAAGAGCAGAAATAGAAAGAAATCCTGATAATCCAAGAGCAATAGTTTTTCTTGATAATGAAGGCACATTTGACCCTGTTTGGGCAAATAAGTTTGGATATGATTCATCAGAAGAAGCACCTGTACCTACAGTAATGATAAGACCTGAAGGCCAATCTGCTGAAGAAATATTCGATATGGCTCTTGATATGCTTAAAACTGGTGAAGTTGGCCTGCTCATTTTTGATAGTATAGCAACATTGGTACCTGCTCAAATAAATGAAGAATCAATGGAAAAACAGCAAATGGGCGGTATTGCAAAATCATTAACAAGATTTGCAAACACAGCTATTGGTTTATTGAGGAAATATAAAGCAACTCTTGTAGCAATAAATCAGGTTAGAGAAAATATAGGCGGATATGGCGACCCAATAACAACACCTGGCGGCCGAAGCTGGAAACATGCTTGCAGCGTTCGTCTAATGCTTAAAAGAGGAGATTTCTTTGATGAAAATGGTGATGTAGTAACAAAAAAAGCAGAATCCCCTGCTGGATATATAATGGAAGCTTATGTTCTTAAAACAAAAGTATGTAAATGGGATAGAAAACTTGGTAGATGTAGAATATCTTATGTGAATGGCCCAGATATTCTTGCAGATACAATAGATGTCGCTCTTCACATGGGTTATATTGATAATTCAGTTCAAGGAACATTTAAGCTTGTAGATATAGATACAGGTGAAATTATGCTTGATGATGAGGGTAACGAAATTAAAATAAGAGGTAAGAAGAATGTGGTTACCTATTTCAAAGAGCATAAAGACCAATGGAAAAAGTTATATGATAAAATCTATGAAAAGATGAAAATTAAAGATGATCCGTATATACTTGCTTTTGAAGATATGCTTAATATAAATGCAGAAGAAAGATTCGGGCTTGAAAATAATGAAAATACTGAGGAAGCTTAATGATAAATAAAGAAGCTACGAGATATTATTCAAATGAGCATGAAAAGAGTATTTGTAAAGTATTAAATGGATATCAAACTGCAAATAGTGGGGCAGGTAAATTCACAGGCGGTGACATTGTTATTAATGATGCAGATATGCTGATAGAAGCAAAATGCTCAATGACAGAAAAATCTTCTTTCAGTATAAAGAAACAATGGCTTGATAAGATGAAAGAAGAGGCTTTCGAAACTGGAAAATCGAACACCGCGTTATGTTTTAGATTTAGTACCAGAAGTCCAAATTATTATATTATAGATGAAAAGTTAATGAAGTATCTTGTTGATAAAATAAGAGAAGATTTAATTTAGTTGATTCTACCTTAATAATTATATATAATATAGATGTAAAAATTAAAAGATGTTTTGCATCTATATTTTATTATGAGGTGAAAATAAAATGAGCAGAATCACGAACAAATCACAGTTAGTTAAGAAACATTTGATTGAAAACGGTTCCATAACAAGCTGGGAAGCAATTCAGTTATATGGAGCAACAAGACTTTCAGCCATAATCTTTAATCTTAGGCACGCTGATGGTTATGCTATTAAATCATTGAAAGTACCTTTTACAGATAGATTTGGTAATACATCAAATTTTGTTAAATACATTCTTGTAGGAGAAGAAGCATGAGTACAGATATAAATTATTTTACAGATAGAGAAATAGAAGAAAATAAGGAAACATTTATAGGACTTGTTAAATCTATTCAACGGCCTGGTCATATTGATAAATTGCTTACAAAACTTGAAGAGTCTGATTTTTATACAGCGCCCGCATCTACAAAGTATCACGCAGCCTATAAAGGTGGCCTTGTTGACCATTCTCTTAATGTATACTATAATCTTTGTAGTCTTATAAAGAATAAACATATTGAAGATTATGATGAAGATACCATAAAGATTGTAGCATTATTCCATGATATTTCTAAAATGAATTATTATGAATCTTATTTTATGAATAAGAAAGTTTATAAAGATAATGGCACTAAATCAGATAATGTTGGTCGATTTGATTGGGAAAGTATTGAAGCATATAAAACAAAAGATGCTGAAGAAAGATTTGTTCTTGGAAATCATGCTGAAAATAGTGCATTTATGATTAACAAGTATTTTTCACTTTCAGCAGAAGAATATAGTGCTATTCTAAATCACATGGGTAGTTGTGATAATCACATGTTTTATGGTGATAATTATGCAACTGCTTTTGGTAGATACAAACTTGCCGCTCTTCTTCATGTAGCAGACATGATATCAACATTTGTTGACGAAGCAAGATGAATAATCTAATAAAGAAACAACTATCAAAATGTAGGATAGCACAAATACCTCAATATGATGATGACACCATTGAAATATACATTCCTAAATCGGTTGATATTTCAGGAGCAGAAGTTGAATTACATAATTGTTATTTAATTGAGCTGGAAAATTATATCGTGAATCCTCCAGAGACTTTTAATCTACACGAAAATTGGAATAATAACATAAAACCTACTGTAAAATGTTATAAGTGTGAAATTATTCAAATTATGGGTAAGATGATAAGAATAAATGGGATAGGATATGACTATGAAAATAAAATTGATTTAGACTGTGTTTGGACAGGTTGGCTACCACGAAAAGGGTTCAAAGTATTAAAAAGATTATAAGGTGTAATATATGGAATCATTAGCAGTAAAATATAGACCTAAAGAATTTAGTGATGTGTGCTCACAGCTTTCAATCATAAGAATATTAAAACAGCAGTTAGAAGTAAATCAGTTCAAAAACTGTATGCTTTTTTGTGGTCCATCAGGATGTGGTAAGACCAGCTTGAGCCGTTTATTCGCAAATAAAATAAATAAAGGTCAAGGTGAACCTATTGAAATAGATGCTGCTTCAAATAACGGAGTAGACAATGTTCGTGAAATTGTCAGAGCATCTAAAGAGCGTTCTATTGATAGTGAATACAAAATTTATATCATAGATGAGTGCCATGTTCTGAGCAGTTCTGCATGGCAGGCTTTTCTTAAATGTATCGAAGAACCACCTAAATATACCTTATTTTTCTTTTGTACTACTAATCCTGAAAAAATACCTGATACTATTCTTAATAGATTACAAAGATATAATCTTAATAGGATACCTATTCATGAAATAAAGCAGCGACTTATTTATATTTCAAGAAAAGAAAACTTTAATTTTGAAGAAGAGGCAATAGATTTTATAGCTAAAACAAGTAAAGGTCAAATGAGAGATGCTATTGCGACTCTTGAAAAATGTGCAAGTTATTCTAATGATATAAATATAGATAATGTATTAGAATGTTTAGGTAATTTTACTTATAATACTTTTTTCAATCTTATCAATTCTATTATTGATGATAATGAACAAGAAATACTAAAAATAGTTAATGATTATTATAACAGTGGAAATAATCTATCTATATTTATTGACCAATTTCTTGATTTTTGTTTTGATATAAACAAATATATTATATTCAAGGATTTTTCTTGTATTAAGATACCTAATTTATTCAAAGAAGAATTAGATAAATCTATAAATTTTGAAAATCCGGGTAATTATTACTCTTATGTTGTTGATGGATTGCTTGATTTGAAATTCAAGCTGAAAAATGATGTTACACCTAAAACAACAATAGAAATCACTCTACTTAAATTTGCAAGGTGCGGTTAATATGATAGGGCAAGAAAAACTACAAAAAAGATTTCTTTCAAATACATTATCTAAAATACCTCATACCTGCTTATTTATAGGTGAAAGAGGTTCAGGTAAGCATCTATTAATAACTGAATGTAGCAATAAGCATAATATACCTATTATAGATATTACAGAAAATATCAACTTAGAGAATATTGAAAATATAACTATTGACCCCATATCTAAAATATATTTAATTGATGTTGATAAAATAAATGAGCAGAAACAGAATGTAATTCTTAAATTTATTGAAGAACCACCTTCTTCTGCTTATATATTCTTAATTGCAGAAAATACAAATAATATTATAGACACAGTCATAAATAGATGTCAAGTATTTAATTTTGAAGCATACAGCAGAGATGAATTAAAGCAGTTTATGACATCAGATAACGAAGTTTTACTTTCAATAGCAAGTACTCCAGGGCAAGTTATTGAATATCAGGATATTTGTCTTGAACCTTATATTGATTTAGTTGATAAAATATTGACTAAAATAAATATTGCTAACTATTCAAATACTTTAACAATAGTTAATAAATTGAAAATTAAAGGGACAGATAAAGGTGAATTAGACCTTGATATATTTATTAAAATATTAAATCTTAGAGCACTAGATTTTGCATTCAAGAATCAGAATTTTAACTACAAAGTTTATGAAACTATAAATAACTTTTATAGAGACTCTAAAGTAAAAACTTATGACAAGAAATGGTTAATTGAAAATTTGTTGACTAAATTAAAGGTTACTAAAACACTACTATGACTATAGAAGAATTCAAGCAAACAATTTTAGATAAAAAAGTATCTAATAATTTATTTATTTTTGTGGATAAATATGATAAATTTCTTTGTAGACAGTATTATAGGGAAATTGCAAAACAAAAAAATCTAAATATTCAAGTTATAGAAGATTTAACACCTTTCAAGAATGTTAGCTTTGATGTATTTGGAACTGAAACAGAATCTAATATTCTCAATATTTATCAATGTGAAAAGTTTGAAGAACAACTTGATATAAATAGTTGCAATAATTTAATAATTATTTGTGATAAAATATCAAATGATGTTAAAGACTATTATAAAGATTATATTATTGAATTCCCAAAAATAGAAGATTGGCAAAAAATCGATTATGTAATGTCTTTAACTGAAGGCATTAAGGAGAAAGATGCTGAAGAATTAGCAACATTATGTAAAGATATTTATAGAATAGACAATGAAATATTCAAATTAAACATATTTCCTGAAAACATAAGACAACCTATTCTTGATAGAATGAAAGAAGATAATGCTTTCAATGATTTATCAGATAAAACGATATTTAATTTTGTAGATTGCTTAACAAAAAGAGATTTCAAATCTGCAAAAAATATTTATTATCAAATAGGTGCAGCAGATATAACAGGGATGTATCTATTAACTTGCCTACATAATAAATTTAAGCAGATAATAGATATTCAATTAAATCCTAAATGCACAGCAGAATCATTAGGGGTTTCTTCTGGAAGATTTTATTATATGAAGCAGGATTGCAATTATTATAATAAAATACAACTGATAAAATTATTTATGCTAATTACTGACCTTGATAAAAAAGTGAAACAAGGTTGGATTTCAGAGAATAATTTAGTTGATTACTTAATTATTAAATTATATAATATATAAGGAGATATTTATGAATACAGAACAATATATCATACTTACAGTTTGTAGTATTGTAATGTTAGCATTAGGTTATATATATGGTAAATATTCTATGGTAAACTATGTTATAAAAACTCTTAGTAGTTTACTTAGCGTTTCTCTTGGCATTCCTTTTGAAGTAGATGATAAGGAAGATAATAAATGAAACTATTAGTATTTGCAGATAACCATTGGTGTGAATATTCAAGTATATTGCGAAGTCAAGGTGATAAATATTCCACAAGACTTGAAAATCAAATAAAATGTCTAAATTGGATTGAAGATACTGCAATTACAAATAATGTATCTCAAATAATTTGCTTGGGCGACTTTTTTGATAAAGCAGAATTGAATTGTAATGAGATAAAAGCATTAAGTGAAATTCATTGGGGTAAAATACCACATACCTTTATAGTAGGTAATCATGAAATAAATTCAAGAGACTTATTTTATAATTCAGTAAGTATATTTAATAATACTTTTATAATAGAAGATAAGCCTATTTGTTATACTTATGATTTACTAAAATTGCAGATATGCTTTTTGCCTTATTGTTTTGAACATAAACCATTAAATGACTACTTTGGTAAAAAACCAAATGACTATCATAGATTAGTGTTTAGTCATAATGATATTGCCGGAATTCAAATGGGAAAATTCATTAGTCAGGATGGTTTTGAAATTTCAGATATAGAAGATAATTGCGATTTATTTATAAATGGGCATTTGCATAATGGTCAAGATATAACAAGTAAAATCATAAATCTTGGCAATTTAACAGGGCAGAATTTCTCGGAAGATGGTTTTATTTATAATCATAGAGCAATGCTTATTGACACAGATAATGGAAGTTATGAATTTATAAATAATCCTTATGCTGTGTATTTTTATAAGATAGATTTCTGCAAGAAAGATATTGATTATATTAACAGCATTTCAAGCAAGTTACAAAATGCTGTAGTAAGTATAACTTGTGATGAAAAAGATTATCAATATATAAAAGCAAGATTTGACCCAAATTCTCATTCGGACATAATTCCACATAATTGTAATATACTTGCTTGTAGAATAAATGTTAAAGTTGATAAAGATACTATAGATGAAGAAAATAAAATCGAAAATCTAAGAGTTGACCACATAGAACAATTTAAGGAATATGTCATTCAAGACTTAGGCGGTTTAGATTTAGTGCTACAAGAACTTAATGAGGTGACAAAGTGATAAGTAAAGAATTATTTGTTTCTGCTATTGAAACATATAATAAACAGATAGATATAGATTGCGAAATAGATGAAGCATTAGGTAAAGTGTGCGGAAGTCTTGTTTGTTTCAATACAGAAAATTTGCTTTATGATATGTTTTTAGAACTTTTAGGTAATGCAGTAGGAGATTACGAAACTTTAATTTGGTGGATGTTTGATGCCCCTGATAATGGTAAATTCCTATATGAAACTAATGAAAAGGGTGAAGAAATAGAAATTGACTTATCAACACCTGAAAGATTATACGATTATATCGTGCAAAATCCCATATCAAATTAAGCATTTTAATATTGGCTATATAAATACTATACTACATGAAAGAAACAACGAATTTGATATGAAATTCGTTATCAGATGGTGAGTTATGCATATATATTTTGATAAAATTAAAATTCATAATTTTTTGTCTATTGGGGATATAGAATTAGATTATAAAAACGATGGTTTTAATTTGATATCAGGCATAAATAAATGTGCTGATGATAATGCAAATAGTAATGGAGCAGGTAAATCTTCTTTATTTGATGCTTTGAGTTGGGTTCTTACAGGGCAAACAACAAGAGGTATTAAAGATGTAAAAAACATATATCTTAATGATGGGACTTTTGTTGAACTTTCTTTTAAGTTAAATAATGATAATTATAAACTTCTAAGGTCAAAAGATTCTAAAGAATATAAAACTAATTTAAGAATATTCATAAATGATGAAGATAAATCAGGTAAAGGCATAAGAGATAGCGAAGCGAAGCTAAAAGAATTATTACCCGATTTAGATATAAATCTTATAAATTCTATTGTTATCTTAGGTCAAGGTCTTCCAGGCAAGTTTACAAATAATACACCTTCAGGAAGAAAAGAAATTCTTGAAAAACTAACTAAGTCTGATTTTATGATAAATGATTTGAAAGAGAGAATAGCTAATAGGCAACGCTCCCTTAATCAACTAATTAGAATAAGAGAAGATAATATAACAGAAGATAATGCTTTAATGTCAGTCTATAAAGATAATTTAGAAAGGTTGCAGAGAGATTTGTATAATCTACCTAATGTTGAGGACTTGCATAGAGAATTAGAAGATATAAGACATAAATTAAAATCAATTAATAAAGAATTAGGAGATATTGAAGTAAAGCATGCTTCAAAATATAGTTATCAGCAACAGAAAAAAGATGAAAAAATAGAACTGTTTAATAAGAAACAAGCTGAAATTGATAGTATAAAAGCAAAAGGTCAAGATGTCGTTGACGAGATTCAGAAAAAAATTCTTACAGAGCAAATTTCTTCTAAAAACTTGAAGCAGAAGATTAAAGAACTTGAATCCATAAAAGATATTTGCCCTACCTGCGGACAGAAACTTGTAGGTGTAGAAAAACCTGATACAGGTGAATATAAAGCAGCATTAGCTGATAGTGAAAAATCACTTAGTTATCTTAATGAATTATATTTGAATACAATAAGACCTTTGAATGAATCTATTGCAAAGTGTAAAGAATATTGGGATAATGAAATAGGTATTCTTGACAAAGAACTTGCACAATGTAATTCTGAATTAAATAGTATAACATCAAAAAGAGAACAACTCCAAAGTGATGAAAAAGGTTATTATTTTAGAGAGCAGTCCCTCCATCTTCAGATAGATAATTTTGAAAGTAACAAAGCAAAAATAATTGAAGATATAAAAAATGAGCAGCAGGCTATAAAAGAAAATGAATATGAAATATTGTATAATAATACTGAAAAGGATAATTTAACTCAAAGATTAAATATTGTTAATAAAATGTGGACTTATGCTACAAGAGATTTTAGAACAGTTTTATTGAATAATATTATTGAGTTTATAAACAAAAAATGCAAAGAATATTGTAAATTGCTTTTCAGTACTGATAATATTGAATTTATTGGGGATAATAACAGCATATCAATTTATTATAATCAGAAGCCTTATGAAAATTTATCAGGCGGAGAAAAACAAAAAATTGATATCATTGTTCAATTTGCAATAAGAGATATGCTTTGTAAGTATTGTGATTTTTCATCTAATATATTGGTACTTGACGAAATATTCGATAATTTGGATAGTCAAGGTTGTTTCAATGTAATTGATTTGATTACACAAGAACTTAAAGATGTATCAAGCATATATATAATATCTCATCATTCTAATGAGTTAAATATTCCTTACGATAATATTATAAATGCTGTTAAGGACGATAGAGGAATAACCTCATTGATGTAGATTTTATGTTGTATACTTATTACGTTAAACCTAAAGTAAGATATGTAGATATGGCTATATGGATAGATGAAAATGCCTATTTACCAAATTGTGATGATAATAAATTATTTGAGTATTTGTATCATTTAGTTTATATGTTAGCAGTTAAGAATAGATATTTTAATTCATATGACTTATATGATAGTTTTGCTATATATGTTGCAACAACTGCTTACTTTAGGCTTAAAAATAAGAAACAATTTGAATTAGATGAGAACAATGAACCTAAACAAGTAAGAATAAAGAGTATTCTTAATTATCTAAAACAGATTTTAGCGTTTAGAAAAATATCATTTCAACAAACAGAATATGCCCAATGCTTGACCCCAAAAGAGAAAGAAATTCCATATTCTAATTTTAATTATATCTTACAGCAATCCTGTGATGATTTAAGATATGTCGAATTCGATGTTTATTTAGATGATATTGCAAAAACAATAAAATGGGTAATTAAAGATATACCATATAAAAAAGATATTGTAGTTTGGAATAATATATATCTAAGTTGTCTACTAACATATTTAGACCAAATAACTGTTTCAACAAAGAATTTTTATAGATTAGAAAACAGCAAAAAAGATGAACAATATGATGATAAAATTCTTTTTAGAGTTTATAAAGAACAAGCGGAACAAGAGCCTATATTATTTCATTTAGATAATACTTTTTCTGATTACATCAAAATATTGGTTAAAGAAATTAAAGATGAAATATCTTTAGATTTAACATCGATATTATATGAAGATATTTATAATTCAGATAGATTCAGAAATACTGAGATAGAATGCCTACAAGGTGAAGATGATGGGAATAAAAAAACATATAAAAAATCTTAATGAAAAAGAGATAAGTTCACTTATATTATTTAATTTATATAAGTTAAACGAAATTCCTGAATATTCCACATTAAGTGAATTACCATATATTTTAGATATGCCTAATTTTCTTAAATTGATTGAATATTATGGGGGAATGACAATAACATTACCGACACTTGATGAATATGAAGATGTATTAAATACATTGCTATTATATCAATATCTAAATGTGGATAATATACCTGAAAATAAAGCAAGAAAACTTATTTGTGAACGAACATCAAAACCATCAAAGGTTTTTAGTTTATATGATAAATTAAATAATGTTTTACAGAATTATGATTTCAAAAGAAAGTAATATAATAAATTTATTAAACACAATACAGAATTATAAGAATTCAAATAGAGAAAAATTATTCTATAATTATGTTTGTGATAGATTAAATAAGTCTCTTGAGCATTATAAAAAAAGAATTGATTATGAAGCGTATTATCTTAAATATAAAGATGATTTAAGATTATTACGAAATATCAACACATTGAGGAAGAAAAATGATTTATAATATTGATAAAGATTTATCCAGTGTAACAGGAGTTCCTAAAAATACACTTAATAAAATATTCTCTAAGAGTGCATCAATAATAAGTCATAATCTTTTAGAGACATTAAATAAAGGTGAAAATACTCTAACAATAGATATAGGAATTGGAACATTATCATTGAATTATTTTGATGATATTCTGAAATATAAATTTGAACCGAGTTATAGATTAGAAAAAATCTTAATAGACACAGTAACTTCCAATAAAGACTATTTAATGGAAGAAGCAGAAGAAAGCATTAGAGAGAAAATAAATAACTCCTATAAGGATTTGTTTTAATGGAAGAGAATAATCAGATTACAACTATTGATACTAAATCTTTAGACAGTAAAACAGCAGATGTTGCTCAGCAGATTATAGATGAGGAAAATATCGATAAGATAAAAGATTTAACTCATTTATTTAATCTTAACATAACTAAAAAGAATGTGTTAAGAGCAATGAAGTTAAATGGACTATTAGATACAGTATCTGATAAGATGATAGAAAGATTTGAAAAAACTCCGGATAATTTTTCTAATGCTGATTTGCTTAACTATATGAATGTTGTTCAGAACTCCATCGATAAAACTAATAAAACATTAGGATTAGTTGATGATACGCCTGCTATTCAAATTATAAATAATGAAGTTAATGTAGAAGCAGATACATCATTAAATAGGGAATCAAGAAGAAAAGTTCTTGAATATGTAAATGCTGTATTAACACAAGCACAGCAACAAGACACTATTGAGATAATACAAGATGAAGAAGGAGAAAATACTTCTGATGTTAAATGAGAAATACAAAATACAACCACATGAAGACGACCAAGATTACAAATATAGAATATATTCTTACAAAGATACAGATAATCTTAGTTGGTCTCAGATTACAAGAATTATAAATGATAATTTAGGTTGTAATAGAGTTAAAGGAACTTATTTCAATGATTATAAAAGTCATTATCATGATGTAAAAGAACTTGAAACTGTTTCTTCTGCTCATGGTGATACTTATGCTGAAGAATTACAAGATTTAATTCTCAAGTATAAAAAAGAAAGAATTAAGTTATCTGATGAGAGAATTCAAAATAATGCTTATGTCAGAAAATTAAGTAGAGAAGAAACATTAAAAGATATAGCAATATCTGTTGCAGATAAAATCTCAGAAAAGAAAATATTAGATTTTCATAGGCCTATTTGTTATGATAGTTCCGATAATGAAGGCATTTTAATGATTTCAGATTGGCATTATGGAATAGAAATAGATAATTATTGGAACACATTCAACCCTGATATTTGTATTGAAAGGGTATCTGCTCTAAAAGATGAAGTTATTAGATTTCAGAAATTGCATAATTTCTCAAGATTACATATAGTTAATTTAGGGGATTTAATTTCAGGTAGAATACATTCTCAGATTAGAATAGAAAATAGAGAAGATGTAATTTCACAAGTAATTCATGTTTCTGAAATTCTTGCTGAGTTTCTTACTGATTTAAGTGAATATGTTGAAATTGATTATTATGATTGTTTAGATAATCATAGTAGATTAGAGCCAAATAAAAAAGAATCACTTGACCTTGAATCATTAGTAAGAATAATTCCCTGGTATTTAAGGAGCAGGTTAAAAGGTAGTGCTATAACAATTCATTCAAATGATTATGCAGATGATATTATAACATTTAATTGTAAAGGTCATTTAATAGCAGGGGTACATGGGCATAAAGACAGAGTATCAAATGTTATTGATAGATTATCGATGCTTTGTGAGAACAAATTTGATTTAATCCTAACCGCCCATAATCATCATTTTGCAGGCGATGAAAAGAATAAATGTATTGTTATAAGTAATAGTAGCTTAATGGGAACAGATAATTATGCTGTAGATTTAAGATTATCTTCAACCCCAAGTCAGAATTTAATTATAGTAAGTAAAAATAATGTTACTGAAGATATACACAGAATAGTTTTAGATTAGAGGAATGGTATATGAAAAGGTAGTGGCTATATATTGGTTTATTTTATGGATTATTATTCATTATGAGTATTGGCTTTGCCTTTTTATGTAATATATTAAATATATTTCAATAATTTTCAAGCCTTTGATTATTTTAGTTTAGTTGATTTTTCGGCAATAAACATATATAATATAATAGAGAAGGTGAGATTATGAAATTTATATATGAATCAGACATAGAAGATGATGATATTGAAGATTTAGATATAGACGATGATATTGAAGGTGTATCGAAAGCACAAGAAATATTTGCTAATGAAATATATGACGTCATTCAAAGTTTTATTAATAGTGACATTGTTAAGGAAGATTTCAAATCTGAGTCTGCATTAAAAATTCATTTTGATAGACATTGTGTAGGAATGCATAAAGATAAAAAATCTAAGAGAACAAGTGTCTATTATGATTTTAAGTATGTAAGTCAATATAGAGAGTATGAAAATTTTATTTACAATCATGTTAATAAAACACCTTTAGTTATAAGTAATTTATATGATACTGGCACAAACATGAAATATTTTCATAAGTTATTTGAAGGCGATACATCATTATATTTTTCTTATAGCTGCGGTTTTAAGAAAAATAACAAGTCAATTATATTAGGATTATATGCATTTTCTACAAATAAGACAATAAATTATACGGGAGGTAATACTATCTCTTTGATAGCGATTGATAAGTCTCATACATCAACAGTATATCCAATAGATGCTAATTATTTAGAAACTAAACTGAATAATATTATAAAAAGTATTCAGATTTAGATATATCATTAAAATATAATAGATAGTATATTATACACAAACTTTATTGATAGATTTTGAAAGGAAAGTATAAGTAAGTCCTGAAAAGGTAAGTCTTATACAAGTATTTATTTTATTATGAGATATTATTCAGATGTAACAAATAAGTTTTATGACAACGAGAAAGATTTACATGAGGCTGAAGATAAAGTTCTTGCTGAAAAGAAACAGACTTCTTTAGATAAGAAAAATCTTTCCAAGAAAATTGATGAAACCGAAACTGCTTTAACTCTTGCATATGAAGATTATGATAAAGCGAAAGCAGAAGTCAAAAAGATTCTTGAAGAGTCTAATATTAAATGTCAAAAGATTCTTGAAGAAGCAAATAACAAAATAAACGAAGCGAAGGCAACAAATACCAAAGCTTTGAAAGAATTTACAGATAAGTACGGAACATACACTGTAACATATACAGGAGAAAAAGCACAACAAGAGTGGCAAAGACACCTTAAATATTTTGATAAGATATTTAGAGATTTCTGGTTATTTTAATTTAGTTGATTAAATTTATAAGTTTGTGTATAATTATTATATATACAAAGGCTGGGCAACCTTTTCAAAACTGCCCATAAGATAACTAATTGTTGAGGTTAATAGAATGATTTATTTTAGGTAGTTTATTTGTTATTATGTAATAAGTAAACTATTTTTATTTATATATGAAAAGAGGTAATTAAATGTCAGTAAAACATCTTAAAAAATATTATGAATCAATTTGCAGACAAAAAGCAGGCATGGAAGAAGCACTTAAAGAAATGTCTGAGGGTGTTACAACAAAGATGTATACTCCTGAACAGCTTGAAGGTTTGGAAAAAATGATGGAACCTATTAAAACATCATATCAAATGCTTTCTTATGTTATGTATTTGGTAAATATGCCAAATAAACCTGGAAAGAAGAAAAAATATGAGATTAGAATGGAAAAATATCTTCAGAAACTTGATGCTAAGTATTCACAACAATCTGTTCTAAAAAATAATGATAAAGCAATCGAAGAAATAAAATCTTCCAAATAAAATTGTATATAATAATTGAGGTTTATATATGAAAAATTTCTTAAATAAATTAGGAATAACTAAAATAGGTTATTATAATGGTGATAATTATATTATTGACTTAGATAATGACCTAGAATTTTCAAAAGTATATTCTAAATTAGATAAAAGTGAATTACTTGAACCGGATGATGAATATTCATCAATAAATCTAATTGAATCTAGCATTAAATATTTCAATGATGATTATGAATTAACATTATCGGCTAATTTTGAAAATGATGAATATAAACTTATAGTATCAGAGGTGAAAGCTAACAGATGATAATTACAGATATAGCAAAATTAAAAGAACAAGGCATAGCAGAAACTATCCACCCTAAAATAGATAAATATAATATTAAAAAGATAATTAAAGAATTAAAAGAAGAAATATTGACAAATAATTTAACAAGTTTATCCGCCCCTCAAATTGGATATAATGTAAGAATATTCTGTTTGAACTTTAATGGAGATGTAAGAGCATTTGTAAACCCTGTTATTGCTAAGCAATCAGGCCTTGATATATCAAGAGAAACAGACGCTTCTATTCCCGAAAAAGAGTTTATAATTCCAAGAAACACCGAACTAAATATTGTTTATACAGATGAAAAGAATATTGATAAAAAAGAAATAAAAAATTGTAAACTTGTTGGATTAGCAGCATACATATTTCAGCAAGAAATAGACCATTTAGATAAAGTATTTTTAGATGATTTTGGGTTAGAAATTGATGCTAAATTTAATGAAGCATCAGATAATGACAAAGCAGAAATAATTAAACTTTATTTAGAGTCTTTAGATAAAAGAAAGAAACTTCTTGAAGAAGAAATTGAAAAATCTGATGAAAAAGATTTAACAAAACAAACAAGAGATGCAATTCGATTTATGACATCTGTTTTAGCAGGTGAAACAAAATTAGAACCCATAGACCAGGAGAAAGATAATGGAAAATGTACTTCGAAAGAGGATAATTCTAAAGAATAATGGAGAAACTACACAAGCAGATACATTAAAAGTCAAACAAGGCGAACTATTAATAGATTATAATTCTGCTAATAAACCCAGTATTAAAGTGGGTCCTAAGAAGATTAAGGAAGAGGATACTGAACCTAAAGAAGCAATTTCCGCCTATGCAAAATGCGCCGAGATATCTAATACAAATGGCGTAAGAATAGCTGAAGAAGGTAACAACACTTTTGGTGGTATGGTGTCCAATCAAGACGGGATAGATGCTAAAGGGAAAAGTTTGGATGACTTGGGTACAGTTACTTTTGCTAAAGGATTGTCTTACGGCTCTTCATTCCCTTCTCAAAGTAGCGAAGGCCAAGTATTTTTTCTTATAACTGATTCAACAACTGCTTCAGGAGATTAATGATGGCAAAAGCAAGTTGGTTCCCTGACTTATACTATCCTGTGCCAATTATATATGAAAATACTGTTTTTAATAATGAACTATTTTTCGTTATTGAACATAATAATCAGCATGGGCTTTTATATGGAAAACATCAAAATACACTCCCTATTAGATTTGGATTTTATCAAACACATCTAAATAAAATTTCAAATGAAAATATTAATTTAGGTCAAATTATATGTTCAAAAGCATCTTTTATACCTACAAATGCTCAAATTAAAATAAGAGAAGAATTTGATTCTAACCCGTATATTAAAATAAAAAATATATTTAGCATAAATGATGGTTTTTCGTGTGAAGCAGAGACTAATTCCGTAAACACATTTTTTGGTGATTTCATTGGCGTTAAATATTATAATATTAGTAGTACAAGTAATACTAAAATATCTATGTATCAATACTCTGAACAAGCACGGGATACAGATAAAATTGTATTAGTTTCAGGAAATACTACTAATGATAATCAGAATTTTTCTTTAGATAATCGCGATGTTAAATTGCACTTTAAGGCTGAGATACAATTTAGTAATTCTAAATTTAGAGTACCTGATAAAATAATAGATGTAAGTATTGGGCTGGATTTGCCTCGTCCAAGGTGTTCAATAATACCCTTTTTTGATACAAATGGGTCATTCAATTTTAGAATGTTTTCAACAATTCCTTGTCACAGAATGACTTATTCCAGAGAAGAGAATGGCGTGAACTACGGATGGATTAGTTATGAATCTGAAACTACCCCTTTTTGTACCCATAGTTTTGCAACTGCTGAGGCGACTATTACGCGGAGTTATAAATTATTGTATGACTGTTACGATTATAATACAGGATTTAAGGCTGTAACTCAAGCATTCGAATCAAATTATGTATATACTGACCCTCATATTTATGGATTATCCACTACAAATCCAAATTCAATTATAATAGGGTGGGGAGATGATTCCAATGATTATTCTCAAGATGATATATATGCTCGAATATATAAAGAGCAGGATAATATAAAAATATCTAATGATTATCAGAATAATACTTATGCTAAAAATCCTATTTTTGTTTCAGATTTAGAAGTCTCTGATAGTATAGATTATTCAGTTACTGTTGTCGATAAAAGGCTAAACCATGAATTCATCGACCCGAACATTTATAAATTTGATGTTAGAAAAGTATTACCAAAAAATAAAATAATATATTATAATGCAATAACAGATATTATAAAAAATTCAACAAGAACAACAGCTCAATTATGCAGTGTTGATAGAAATGTTTATATTGTCAACAATAATAATTCAAAAGATATAATTTCAGATGAACGTGGATATACACAAGAATGGGCATATAAAATAAATTCTTTATCCTACGGCGGTTATGATTATACAAAACCTCAAAATCCTTGGTGGTTAAATACCAGCAGTGATGTTACCATCAGAAATAAGCGGATAACTGAATACCCTGTTGATTTTAATAATTTTATAGTAGCAGAAACATTTGTTATAGAAAATAGGCAGCCCTGGTTAGATATAGTTAGTGTAGAGTGTATTGGTGCATCGATTAAATGTATTGCTAAAACCTCTTACAGAACTGAAAATTCCACATTAAGTATTGCATGCAATAATTGGCAATGTGCATTGGTTAAATATAATGATTATAAAGATTTGAAATGCTTACGTCAAGCAGTATATAATAGCAATGGAAATATATCAAATTATTATTCCTTATACACAAATAAAGACCTTAATTGGGTAGATATAGAAAATTCGAATGGTAAATCTGAAATTGAATTTAATCTAAACGCTCCGGAAGTTAATGTTGAATATTATATCTTAGTAAGAGCAAAAACTGCAGTAACTAATATACCTACAAATAATCTAAATCAGTTTAATTCCGATTTAACACCTAAGTATAAGATAAAAACTACAGGTGGAGTGCCTATTTATGCAGACAATTCTTGGAAAATTGGGTTACCATATATCAGAATTGTTCCAGATAAAAATATTCCAGGAAATGAAGATAAAGACCCTTATTGGGCACCTGCAACTGCATATATTTATACCAAAAGCAACAATAAATGGAGTCCCATAATTTGGGATGGAACAACACCTCCCGCAGAGGAAATATCTGTTGACACCCCTCCTCAAACTCTTATTTTAGATGATTCAAGTGAAGGTGCTGCAAAAGATGCATATTCCGCAAGTGCAGATACATTTGTAAATATAGGCAGTATTTCAGATGTATATTCAAAAGAAGTTAAAAGCATTGAAAGTGAAAATAGTGTAGATATAATTACTCAAACTATTGCATTTTCAAGATTAAAAGCAGGAATAGAATCATCAATTAATATTCCTATGGTTTCAACTGCGGATATTTATTCAAGAGCAGTTAAAGAAGTAACATATAAAACAGAGTTAATTTTAAGTTATACTATTGAAAGTAAATCAGCAGATGCTAAGCAATTAGTTCAAGCAGAAGATAGTAAAACATTAGAATTATTTGATACAGCATCAGCATCTTCAGCTGCTACCGAACACTCGGAATCTACTGGTAACAGTATCTATACAGATGATACTGCTGAAGGCACCAATTGTGATGGCAATCATTTAACATCAGATGTAGATACTAATATACTGAGTGATTCAGAGCCTATTACAATTTCAGATTTAACTTATACATCAGGAAATATTGATATTCCTATTGAAACAAATACTGATATTATTGCAGATGATTCATCACAAGCAGATTCTTCTGATATATTTGATATCGATGCTAAATGTGAAGTTATGGTAATTCAAGGTGGATACTTAGCACCTGAAATTGATGGAAATGATTTGAAAATAAAAAGTGTAATGACAACATCACAAGAAGATGATATACTAACATTGGAGTAATTGTATATGGGAACTTATTATATTAAAGACTCACTTAATAATATAAATAAATATGAAAATATTGATAAAGTTACTATACCAGCAGTTACTCCTGACGATTCAACTAAATACACATTTATAGATAAAGATTCTGACTTATTTAAGACTGTAGAAGAAACAATTACTGAAAATGGTAAATATCAATACCCAGCTTCTGGTGGAATATATAAAGACATTAGATTAAATATAAATGTTCCCGGTTCTGCTTTATCTTTAACAGAATGCGAAGATATTATAAAGAACAGCAAGTTATTTAATTATAATGTTGATACAAGTTCTAATATATTTAATATTTATTTAAGTAACAATATTTTACCTAATGATTCATTTATAGGATTAGCTGATTTTGGACCTGACCAATATTTACAAACAATATTAGATTCTATGGATACAAATATAACTAATTCTACTTGGCACCAGCAGTTTAGAACAACTGAATCCCATTTAGGATTATATAACACTTCTTATGAAGCATTTTCATTTTTACATAGCAAGTCAAATGATGTTTATTCAATAAACGGATATAATATACTTAATTTTATTCCGACTTCATCTATAACTTGGAATGAATCTGATTTAACAACTTATGGTTCAGGTTTACCTATAGTTGAGATGAAAAATATTTGGTCAAATAATTTTACAAAAACTCAAGAAAGAGCATTATTACAGAATGGAATTTATGATGAAAGCGCCTCAGGTAGTTCTTCATTATTAACAAAACAAAGAGTAGTTACTTATTCAATATCGGATACAGGTATACAAAATGCTAATTGTGGCAAATTAAAAGTTATTCCTGATAATGTGGATTTAAGTTCAATTACTTCCGGTCAACAACTTATTCTTGCATCTATTGATAATTCTACTGATATTCTTAAAACTATTGGTGCTATAGGTGCTGTTAACGGAGCATTTGACCAAGGCTTATTTTATATAGGTAGTTATATAGGAGAACTTTTAGGGCTAACTGGATTAGCTCTTGACAATAATAAATATTTTTTTGGCATGTTATATGCACCTGTAGAAAGCAAAATTCCTCTATCTCTGCTTGATGAATCTCTTACAGGATATGTTGATTTATCAAGTGGCTGGAATTATTTCTACCTAACTAATACTAATCCCATTGAATTTAGTGCAGAACAAAATGTAATTGATTTAAGTTCAAATGATTTTTATATATTACCGGCTGCAAACATTAATCTTAATACGGATGCAACTGAAATATTATTACAATTCTTTTCATCAAAGTTAGCATCTGTGTCAAATGAAGCAACGGTTAATATTTATAATAATAGAAATATTTTGAAAGGAAAATAAAAAATGTTAGCTTTATCTAAAAAACAAGCAATATTAAAGTGTGTATGTGGACTTGGAGGTAATATAGATGGAATGGGTTCCAGTTGCTATATTGGCTTAGGCACAGTATCTAACACAACTGATTTTGATGTTACTGATTTTCAAGAAGTTACAAGAACAGGTTCAGGAGACACCTCTAATAATTATTATAGAATAAGACTTGGTAAAGGTGGTTCAGATACTGACAGCGTAATGAAAATAGATGGTTCTACTATTTCTAATAATGCCCAGAATGAATTTATTATATTTAATGAAAATCAAAGTTCGACACCATATAATGTTAATGCTTTTGGGCTTTATACCACAGCAACAGGCGGTACTCCTTATTTCGTAGGAGCATTAGCTTCTGCTATAACAGTTGCTCAGAACCAAGTACCTCTTATTCAGCCTGGTAAACTTTCAATAACAATGAATGACGGAACTTCTAACTAATTATGGCAGTAGATTCTATATATCTAAAGAATAATTTAGGTAATACAATCGAATACAATGCTAAAAACATTGAATTACCTATAAATAATGCTCAAACAGAATTTAGTACATTATATGGACCTAATTCATTCCAATCTTCAAATATAACCGCTAATATAAAATCTAATGGTTTATATTCTTTAGCGGAAAGATTTAATTTTGGAGATAATAAAGATTCAGATAATTATTATGCCCTTGATGCTAATTTTACTGCAAATGTAAGCATTGAATCTGATGGGTTATATAATAAAAACCAACTAATAACTATGCTTGGTGAAAAGCCTTATTTTGATATTAGCAATGTAACTAAGATAACAACTAAATCGAATTATTATAAGGCTAATATAACAAATATATATTTAAGAACTGATTTTAGTATTAGTTCAAGTAAGTCACTGAATGAAGCATATACAGAATTATTATCTATTTATAATAACAATTCTTCAGAGTCATGGTTAGGTAAAATAGATAGCTCAGCAGATAATTTAACATTGCTTCCTCTATCTTCAATACCTGAAACATTTAGTAGTATTTATGATGCTACGAGTAATTTATCAGGTATGCTATGCAGTATAGATGGTTACTATTTAGTTAATAATTCTTCTGATATTATAAATAATACTTCTGTATCAACTACACTATTTGAATTTATAAAGCATATTTCTGAATTATTTGAAGAGGATTCTAATTTCAAAGTTAATTGGCCAATTGTAGGTGAAACTGATTACTCATCATATTGCCGATTCTCACTCCCCTTAGTTAGATTCTATAGTGCTGATTCAGGAATAGATAATTGTATATATAAATTAAAATCTAATATATCTAATGTCGATTTTTCTTCATTTGGAACTTCTTGGACAGCATTAGTGTCCTGTAATGATAATGTTGTTGTAAAAGCAATAGGAGCCACCGAAGATTATCCTACAGGTGCAATTCAAATAACTCAATTTGGCTTATTAATTAGCGGGCTTAATAAAACACTTAGATATAATAATTCTGCTACGATTAGTAATTTAACATATACTAATGAAAATGGTTGGATATTCACCTATTCCGATAGCACATTAAAAGCAGCAGATGATATAGATAATTTAAGATTTATTATAAATTATAAAAAAGACATATTAGCAGATATGTTATCAAATTTAGAATTAGTAAACCAAAACGATTCAGATATAAATATTATAAACAGCGGTGTGTTGTATTCAGATAATAATATAACTACATTATTTAATAATATTTTTGAATTAGATTCAAGTTACAATAAATTAAATTTTGTATTTGACATACTTAATTTTTATAATTATTCGAGTTGGTCATGAAGAAATCTACTAAAATAAGTCTAATAGTGTTTATAATTACTTTTATAATATTAGGTATAGGCGGAACATTAATAAATATGTATCCGCCTAATACACCAAATGATATTCTTTTAAGCAAGTTTGAATATATTATTGGTGAAGAAAATTATAAAGAACTAACGGATAATTATAAAATACTATTTATTGACAATAACAAAAACAGTGGCGAAATATATAATTTATGGAAGCAAATAAGAATAGATAGTTCTATGTCAGAAAAAGAACAACTCATTGCTTTATGTCATGAATATGGTCATTATTTAACTATAAAGTATGATTTAACAAATAATAAAGAATATAATCTTACTGGCAAATATGTTTATTTATATCCAGATTCTTCGATATGGGGACAAGCTAATGCGTGGTTTTTATTAAAATACGATTCAAATTATAGTAAATTTATAGAATGTACAAATTATTCTGGATATTATAAAGCGAGTGTTGGTTTGAATGTAACTAGCGTAGATTTTTATAGAATGAATCCAAATAATACATTTGAAAATATAACTAGTGGAAGCGAAAATTTAGATACTGTTAAGTGGAATCTAATTACCGGAATAACGCTTTCAAATGAAAATTATTTTAAAATCAACGGTTGGAGTTCTTATAAAACTACCGCAAAGTTAGTAAACGAACCAGATTATATACTAGAATAAAGGAGAAATTATTATGAAAAAAAGATTATATTTATTATTAATACCTGCATTATTATTTAGTATTTCTTCTTGTTCAAATACTGGTGGTAGCGGTGATACAGATGGATTTGATCAAAATACTGATGATCCAAATGATAATAAAGATAACGAAGATAACGATGATAATAATGACGAAGTAACAAACTCAAATGGGGTTGTTAGAATTTGTTATCACGACGAAGCTGGTAAGGAAAGTTCGAAAAATGTTTATGTTTGGGTTAATGGAATCAGCGGAACTGAATTTGAATGGGATGGTAAATTAGAAGATTTTGGTGTTTATAAAGATATTGATTTAGATACTCCAGTATATTCTAAAAAATTAACTGATAGTTTCTTTTTTATTATTAAAAACCCTAATACTTGGTCTGGACAAAGTAGTGATATTAAAATTTCTTTATCTGATTATTTAAAAAATGGTGATGTTGATACTTTAGAGGATGGAAGAAAAAGAATTAATGTATATGTTAATAAAGAAGCTAATGAATATATAACTTATTACAAAAAATCTGAATTATTAGGTTCAACTTTTTCTAGTGCTAAACTTGAAGATGATTGGTCAACGATTAGTGTAACTTGTAGTGGAGAGTGTTTAGAATATTCTTTATACGCGTTAGATGCTAAATTTGCTCGTAAAAATAAAGCTTTGAAAGATGCTGATTTGAGTGAATATTTCTTATTTAAAGAACAACCAACATCTACATCATTTACAATAGATTTAACTAATCTTTCTTTTCCTAGTGGAGAAAAATTAGAAGTCGTACCTACTTTAACATATGTTTTAGAAGGAAGCTTTGCTGATTCTGAAGGAAGTAAAAAATATAAGACAGTATCGATTGAAAATCTTTATGATACTCAAAAATTTATTGATGAATATACATATAGTGGAGATGATTTAGGCGTAAAATGCGATGGAAAAACAACTGTTTTTAAGGTTTGGAGTCCTATTTCAATCCATGCTCAAGTGTTATTTTATTATACTGGCACTCCTTTAGAATTTGCTACAAGTGAAGAAAAAGGAAGCGACGATATTTTATTTAAAAAGGATCTGGAAGTCTGCC